AGTCATATCCATATTAGTTTCCTCCTTAAAATATGTTGAACTATACGTTCCATAATAGGGCCTGTTAATCGCGCGAAAGATAATTTTCATTGACGACTTTAAGTACGATAAAATCTTTCTTCGAGATTGATTCGATTGTAGTGCCAACCACTTCTAAAAATGGCCTGGGTAATTCATCGGGCTCAGACCGATCAATCCTGAGATGACCTACCGACCTTTCTTCGACAGCTTTCTTCATTCGATTAGTGCCGATGATGATTCCGATCAGCACTCCGATTCCAACGGCAACTACTAGAATCGCACACATTGCCAAATACTCCATTAGTATTTCTCCTTTCGATTTTAAAAACATTTTTCAAAAAATTCCTTGGCGGGAAATTTTCGCATTACAAAAATAACATTGCCTGTGGTAACCTACGTTCGGATTTTCTAAGCTAGAATAAAAGCGTCTAATCTAGATTAGAAAAAGAGAAAGGAAGAAGCTAAAAGACATTGATATAATCTCCATCTTTTAGTCATGTTTTAATATGTACGTTATTCGTCATTTTTGTTTTCAACCTCATTGATCTTAGTGTTTATACTAAGAGCAACGCATATGATTGTCGCAATAACAATTTCAAACATACTAACACTTCCTTTCTCATAATAGGGAATGTTTATTTCGCGAAGGCATGTGACAATAAGAAAAAGAAGAAGCCCTTGTTAGAGCTTCCTCAGTACTTCGTCATATAGTTCTAGGTTTCTTCCTATCACAATAGAACACTGCTTCTATTTTGGTTTTTCCTACAAACTCGCGATGGTCAAAATTATACTTTGTTGGGTTAAACGTCCAGATTCGTTCTCGTGTGCTGTCTTCATATATTACAAAAATCTCTGATACATCTGGACGTTTATTGTTTACAAAACACTTGAAAATTGTCTTGAATAGATTATTGTCAGTTAACTCATTTGATCTCATAAGTGTTATCACTCCCTTGATTCGCTTAACAGCCAAAAGAATTTTCTGTATCTGTCGTAATACATGTCTTTACCACACGGTATCCCCATGATAGTTTTTAGATAAGTATAAGATCGTCCCTCAGTAATTCCTTTAATAATATAATCATGTAGACATGGATCTGCCTCAAGAGCAATTCTCTCGATTAATTTGATACGCTCTGAGTAAAAAGCTTTCATTAGAGCTCGCTGAGCTGTTGGATCACTGGGAAGATTATCTGTGGATATTGGCTCGATCATAGATAGAGGCAGGTTCTCATCATAAAGCTCAAAGTAACCCTTTTTCCATTCGGGGTATTGTAAACAGAAGTGTTTTAATTCGTAGTATCGATGCTTACTGATCCAATATTTATTCTTCTGTGAAATTTCAGCTCTTATCACAGTCACCATTTTGACTTTTCTCCTTCTTTTTATTCTTTCTACATTGCTCCGCTTTCTTGAGGAATATAATGGTCGCTTCCTCAATCTTCTCTCGATTAACTTCACCACTTATCCGTATGATAGCGTTATTGTACTTGAATTCTTTAATGCGTATCACCCTCTAATGTTGCATTCAATGCAATTGCTTTAATATAGGAAGATGTCTAATGCTTCTTCGTCAGTAAGCCCGAGAACATCTTTCATTTGTATCGCTTCTCCAATTGTTATCTTTAGTGGGGCTCTAAGCTTTCGGTATAGTGTTGGACCTGTCATACCGATAATGTCAGCAAGCTGTTCAACATTCATTTCTTGTTCGACCATCTTTGCTTTTAGCTTGTTCATATTCATTTCATTCACCTCTTTCCGTTGCGTTCGATGCAACATAAACAAGATAGCATCGTTTTACTTTTTATGTCAATAACTTTTTCGCATAAAACGCAACGGTTTTATTCTGGATTACAAATTATTTGCATAGCCGCAAATTATAGTGTTATACTAACAACTGTTAGAAAGGAAGTGTATTGTATGTGCATAGGACAACGAATTAAAGAAAGAAGAAAAGAACTAAGCTTGTCGGTCGAGGAATTAGCTAACAGACTGAACAAAAATCGAACAACAGTCTACAGATATGAGAAGGGTGATATAGAAAACCTGCCAATCGACATACTTGACCCACTAGCCAAAGCACTAGAAACGACTCCGGCATACTTAATGGGCTGGGATGCCAAACCTAATAAAGACACTGCTACTGTTGGTGATCTACTTAAGCTAATGAGAACTAATCGAAATATGACTATCGAAGAATATTCAAGAGAGATCGGAATATCGGCGGACGATTTGCGTATGTACGAATCAGGAGAGAAATATATACCGCTCTCAGTTATACATACAATTGCTGAATATTATCGTCTATCAATGGAGAGCATCAGAGTGGGTGATCCTGAGGTTAGTAAAGAAGGAAATATTCGACTTGAGCGATTTAAAACTTGGGCTGAGAACTTCGGAGATCAAGAACTTACAGATGAAGAACATGATAAGATAGTCGAATACACAAAATTTCTCATTTACATAAGAGAGAATTAAGGAGGTGACGCCTATGTAATTACAGCGCCGCAACAAGTCCATAACAACAGGAGGATGAATTATGACAGTATTTGAAAAGAACAGGATAATTGATAACTCTATGCCTACCCGCATGGATAAATATGTGATCTATTTGCGTAAATCTCGTGCAGACGTTGAGGCAGAGAAGTTAGGAGAGGGAGAAACATTAGCCCGACATAAAAAGATACTTACAGAACTTGCCGCAAGAAAGGGATTGTATATCGAGAAAATATACGAGGAAATTGTCTCTGGGGAAACCATTGAGGCGAGACCAGAGATTCAGAAAATGATTAAAGAATGTTACGAAGGTAAATATAAAGGAATTATTATTGTTGAAGTAACTCGTCTATCTCGTGGTAACCAGGGTGATGCTCAGACTATTCTGGATTGTTTGAAATATTCGAATCGTAACAATGGAGTGCTAGTTATCACACCGACTAAAACATACGATGTCGCTCATTCTCAAGAAGATGAAGAATACATGGAGTTTGAGTTATTCATGTCTCGTCGAGAATATAAGATGATTCAGAAGCGTATGGATCGCGGGCGTAAACAAGCTGTGGTAGAAGGAAATTTTATGGGTTCATACAGACCATATGGATACGACATCGTAAAAACTAAGACAAGTAGAACTCTTATACCTAATGAAAACGAGGCACCTATCGTCAAGCAAATGTTTGAATGGTCTGCCAACGAGAATCTTACACCGTACAAGATAGCTCAACGATTAGAAAACATGGGAGTACCGACCTATTATGGCGATGGTGAATGGTCAAAGGATACTGTTAAAACCATTTTGACCAATCCGACATATATCGGCAAGGTAAAATGGAACGATCGTATGCAGATCAAGACCATGGTTGATGGGGAGCTTGTAACGTCAAGACCTCGGTCAAATCATACTGATCACTATATGGAATATGACGGTAAACATAAGAAGCATGCTCTTATCGACGAAGAAACATTTAATAAGGTTAAGAGTCGTTTTGGGATTGACCGAACCAAATCAGGTCTTAAATTGTCAAACATACTGGCCGGAATATTCAGATGCAAACACTGCGGACGAGCAATGGGTTATCAGTCGTATAAACATCGCAAGGCACCCACCGCTCCAAGATACCTACATGCCGAGTCTCAAAAATGTAAAGTTAAGTCTGTTGTAGCTGACGACGTCTATAAAGCTCTGATTCACGCGCTTAAAATGTATATAGAAGACTTCGAGATGAAACTTGACAATCTTCCAGATACAAACGAAAATGAGATAGATAACCAAATAGAATTGCTGAATCGGGAAATCGTTAAGATTAAGAGAAAATTATCTAAGCTATTCGATTCATGGGAGGATGAGGCTATTACCGATAACGAATTTGTAGAACGTAAAACAGTGCATAATAATCGTATTGAGAAAATTAAGCAGCAAATCGAGGAATTGGAGTATTCTATTCCAGAAAAAGAAGAATACCAGGAAAAGATCATTCTTTTATCTGAAGCTCTCAACGCTATCAGAGATGACTCGTTTGATGCCGAGATTAAGAACACATATCTTAAAAGAATCATTGATACGATAGAGTTTAGTAGAGAAAACAGCTCAGAATTTATACTTGATATAAACCTACACTAATATTGTGTGGGTAAATCTTTGCCCGTGATGTTCATCATGAGTGTGTTACTTTTACTGCGCACCCATGATGCATATCATGTGGTTAATAGGAGGAAGCATAATGAGAATCGTATGGAAAGACAGCTCACCCAAATCAAAGCCTTGGGTGACATTACAATACCGGGGTTATATAGTAAGCCAATATGAAAAAGGATGGGTAACGAATGTACCTGGAGATGATAATATTTACTTTCCCAGAGATTGTGCTCTAAACGCAATTGATGAAATACTTGGCGGTAAAACTCGAAAAGCAAACCCTAAAAGACATCAACTTGGCATAAGTATTGTTGGCAGAAAGGATGATGTATCATGAGAATTATTTGGAGGGATAGTTGCGTAGCAAAAGAATATGAGCCGATTAAATACAGAGATATTTATATCTTTGGGTCTCCTAATGGTTGGGAGATAAACATAAAAGGGAATGACAACTTATATAAGAATCACTATTGCGCTAAAAATGCTGTAGACGAATATTACGGTGATTTTGGAGAGCATGGTGATGAAAAGCGTAAACGATACGGTATACAAATAATAGGTAGAAAAGAAAATAAGGAGAAACTAGGATGAATGATAAAATAAAACAACAGATACTCAACTATTTAAAGAAAACCCAATACTATAAAACTAAGAAATGCATAGTCGAAAAAGAAGAGGCCCTGTCGAAATGACGGAGCCTCTTTCCTTTTATCTCTTAAACTTGGTCTTGATGAACTGCTTAGCCTCTTTAGCTTTCGTCATAGCTGCGTTACGAGTCTCAGGCACCATCATTACCACTGCTGTAATCGGCAGCACAATCTGGGTGAGCCACAAGCGAGCTTCACGACTAGCCTCAATATGCTTATAAGTCATATCAATCCCTCCTTCCATATAAGGGACTGTAAATGACGCGAGCAATATTCATCCATTTTGACTTTTTACTTATTAATCAAATACTCTTCCAAATCTGATCTTGCTTCCTTCATTTTCTCAACACCATTTCCCGTAATGTTGTGATTGATGATGACGAGTAGACTTTGAAGAATCATCTTGTTTGACTTTTCGATCTCTTCTAGCCGCTCATCATCTGCAGAAAGGAGTCTTTCATGGTCTAATACCATTTTTTTCAGATCATCATTTGGTTTCTTGATTTCCTTGACGATTTTCCAGATTCCCCATAAAGAGGCTATGAGAGTACAAAACCCCATAATTTGCCCTGATGTTAATGTAAATTCCATCGGGATCACCCCTTATCAGTTTCTTTATTCTCTACGAATCTCGTAAATGCCTGATGCAGACCAGTAGAGGAAAGACCCATTACTGCACCATATACGGCAGATTCTACAGAGAGACCTCCTACCAACAGATTCAAGAGTGCCCCGAATACTGCAAGAATTACGGGGATGTCGTCATTAGGAATCTTCTTAAGGAACGTTGCGTGCTTGATGACATAACCAACCACCAGGCAAGCAACCATGACGACCAGGACGAAATGTTCAGTTAATACTGTGAAATCCATAATGTTACCTCCTTATTATGTTTTATGATGTTTTCTTAAGAACCGGGTTGCACGCCACATTTGCTCGTGACGTATAAAACGACAAACGTATATATGTTGGGGACGAGAGCGTAAACTGAGCCCCGCCACCAATATCCCAAACCGGAGTTCTAGATTGTGTCACAGACTGTCCAGACGCTGCCTGGCCGCTAGAAGTAGTGGTTGTGCCAGTAACACCATCTCCAGTTGAAGCGTTATAAACACGAACTCCAAAATAACTATGCTGATACTTTGTATTGCCGCCGGTATTATTGACAACTCCTGACAGTTGGTATGTACCAGCCGGTAAATATAGAGGACAGCCAGCGCTTATAACATCACGTGCAAAACCGCTAGAAGGTGCTGAGGTTATATTAAATGCTTTCTTATTTAACGTAACTGCGGCGCTGTTGATAGTTGAGGACCCCTGTTTAAGGCCACTCCAATTATTGGGAATCAAATCAATTCCATTTGAGCTAAGTGTCGTAGTAGATCCGTCTGTTAAAGCTCCATAGAATGGTCTTGCATAAGCAAATGGCGCTCTAGCCGATACAGCAGTTCTAATCAAATTTCCGCTTGCCGCATAATTCGTAGCATTTAAGAAATGTTCGGGACTTGTCATGATACCAATATGACTAATACCATGGAAACGATTTGGATAAGTAAGCGTCCCATCGTTATTCTCTTCATAAAAGAAACATAAATCACCGACCTGTGGGGTTAGACGATTCTCGCTCGCATACCAGAAAAGGCCCATGCTATCGTAATATTGGGCGATATCAGATGCTGTAATAACTCTATACTGTCCGCTACTGGTTTTATATGTATACCACGGAAATGTTGGTGGTCCTGAATATCTGCTCGATTGCAAATCGAAATATGGTTCGGTCCACGATTGAGATCCCGTTAAGCAAGTAATATTTCTTGGGTTATAAGTTGTTGTGGTCGTGCCGTAATAAGGGCTAGATAAGTATCCATGCCCTCGTAAAACCAGCCCAATATAGGTAGAGCAATCTATAACCGCATTACCGCTGGAATTTCTAAGTACTGCTGATGTATCACCCTTTAACGGGCCACTACCGTTAACATACGCAAATGTCTCATTGCCACTATTTTTGGCATTCCAATACGTCATAGCTGTTTTTACTGCATGATATGCATTGTTTAAATTAGAATAGCCTAGATGCTGTAATGGGTTAGCTATCTGATAACTATACATAGGCAAGCTGGAAATCTCTTGAGCAAAGTTATTCGCAACTATTGTACTTGTACGATGAGACTTCCCGCGAATTGCATTAGCGATCGCAGTAAATTTTTCTCTTTGTGTTGCCATTAGTAACCCTCCTCCCATGTACCATCGACTACTGACAAAATATAATCAGATAAAGAAACGATCGAACTACTATTTTTATAAATTTTGACAGGCTCGTGAATTGTAACGCTGCCAATTATGGAATCGGACGTAGTATTACCAATCTCTACGGTCGGAGCGCCTATATTAACAACTTTATTCGCGTTAATTCTCACGCTACCACCGCCTAGTTTAACGCCAGCGCTGCCAATAGCACCTTGACCAGCAGTGTCAATATACACATAACCTTGTCTAAGTCGTATTAGTCCATCCTGTTGTCCTAGACCAGTTGTGCCAGAGGCACTGATCTGCAACCATCCATCATACTCTGAATCAGAATATTTAGATATAGAACCCCATCCATTTTGAAGTTCAAAGTTTCCAGTAACACTAAGCCCACCAGTAGATGTAAGGTGCTGAGCCATAAGATCTTCAACATTAATTCTCTCCGCAGACAAAGTACCAGTAGTTATATTAGACCCATTGATAGTGGTTTTACCCGAGGTACTTAGATCTGAGAAAGTTACCGCACCAGTCAAATCAATGCTCGCCTCCTTAGTCTCATCGTCAATACCAAGCTTAATTTTTGCAGTTTTTCCAACTGCTCCATCCGTTACAGAAAGCGAAATACTGTCCTTAAGCTGTTCAATTTTAGAAGTGACATCGCTCTCTTGATCCTCTGGGGCGGGAGTCCAGTCAGTTGCAATGTTGCCGAGTTCTAACTTCACATCAGTAACATAAAACTCGACGTTGCTGCCTGGGTCGCCGCACACAATTAGAAGGAAGTTATCCTTGGCAGAATTGTTCGCTGAGGTAAACGAGTAATTGTACCTCGTAGGTGTGGTGGTTAATGCATACTGTGAAGAAATCTGCGGTTCGATATCGCCATCTCCACGCTGGTGGATAATAAATCTTACTGCGGTTCCGTCAGTTGGAGAGTATGCAGTGAAACTAAGAGTATACAGCGTATTGACATGAAAGGGGATAACTAGTTGGTTAAATCCGTCGAAATTTTTACCCCCGCTACAAACAATGTGCATCCACTGCTTGTGGTTAACACTCACAGTTTCAATTGTCTCTGGGAGTCCGTTTTTATCCCAATACGTCATGCCATTGGAAAAATCACCGTCGCGAACATAATTCCTACTACCCACAGATACGCCCTCTAGAGTGCTACTTACACTGTAAGATGTTGAAGTGGTATTATCGGTGTATGTAACTACAGTACGAGTCCATAGATATGGGTTTGACGGGTCAGTGCTCGGAATCGTTTCACTCCATGTTCCAGTAGGAGCAGTCGCCCCGCTAGATGAAGTTTGATATGTTATGGTTGTTGATTTAATGCCTTTGCCATCCAATCCGGTACCTCCTTGCTTAGCTACCGCAAAAGAGAACTGCTTATTGATTGTTACACCATCTACTACAACAGGAATGGTGGCCTCACACGCTGCCGTGATTGTAGCCGTGGTCTCAAAGGTAATAGTAGGAGATGATGTATTGTTGTTAGAAATCGTTGCTGAAATCCCTGTCGGACAGGTCACAGTCGAAATGCTAATTTTGGAACACTGCTGTGTCCCACAATAGGCAACTACCTGAGTAGCGCAAGATAGTCCAGATGGCGCACCGGTAGTGTTACCAACAAAAGTATAGGACTCACTGGTAAGAAGCACAGAATATGCATCTGTGACATCTACAACTGTGACCTGTCCGGAAGCTTTACTTGCCAAGGGAATCGACATCCTTTCCTGTTTAAAAATTTTAGACACCTATAACGTATCTAAGAACGAATCGATTATTTGTGTATTTTACGCCTGTGCCAGCCGTGCCAGTTAGCGTATTATTTGCATGGCCAGTAATCTTGTCGTCACTGATATACAGATATTTTGTGCCCGTATAACCAAAATTGCTAGTCGATAGAATAAATGAGTGTCCCCTTCCGGATTGACTAGTCACTAATTTCTTAGATATAAAGAAGGAGATAAATGTCTGATTCTTAGCTTCGCCGTCGTAATATTCTGAGAATACTAGACTAATTCCGCTCGGCTGTTTACTAACCTTCTCCGCAAAACTTACAGTCTGATTTTCATTCATGTAATAAGCACCAGACCATAGTACTGTTCCAGCCATATCATAGACACATTTCCACTCGCCCCAAGCACTGGTATAATAGAATCTTTCCCAAACTCTAGCGATATTCTTATCACAGGTTGTTACGGTTTGCTTTACCTGACCATTAGGTCCGGCGGCTTCAACCCTCAATGTAAACGAGCCTTTTGTGAATGGAACATTAGTGTAGGCATTGTCAGTAATATTTCGCCCGCTGTATACATTAGGGGTTTGAATAGTGTTAATATCAGTCCCAACAGCAAGAATAGGTTGTAATATTCCACCACTAAACTTAGTCTGATAGGCGATATCCGCAACATTATTAAGCTCGGCTGCTTTACCAAAAGCAACTCCTGTCCCGCCAGTCTTACAATCGATAGAGAATTTAAGACTGGTTAGACTGCTTATTGCATATGAACTTCCGCCACTATCTGAAACGGTTATGCGAATATCATATGTATTCTCGATACTTAGACCGTTGCTACCTATGACTTTACTTGCCGTTCCACTAGTGCCGCTAGCAGATACCGTGGTGCTTGACCAAGTCGAACCGGTCGATACTTTCCATTTGATCTCGATAGAAGACACAGTCTTATCACAAGCCCACTTAAATGAAATCAAACCATTTTGACCTTCATCGGCTGCTGTGCCACTAGCGTCACATCTGGTAGAGGACACGTTTGTTATTCTAGGTTTCGTGTACGCCAATTGCCATACTGCATATAGTGTTATAGCTGCATTTGCTGTGTAGCTTCCTCCGGCAGCATATGCCACTGTCGTTGCTGATGCAGATGTACCCCATCCTTTGAAATTATAGTTTGTTCGGGTAGGTTTGGTACTAGACAGGGTCAGAGTCTTGCCATAGGTCTTTGTCTGATTGCCTGGTGCTCCACTTCCGCCATTGGCATTATACTTAACCACGTAAGTATTGGCTTTCCAAACGGCATATAGTGTTGCAGCAGAATTAGAGGTGTAGTTTCCGCCGGCCGAGTAAGTAGCTGACGTAGCTGATGAGGAGGTAGACCACCCTAAGAATGAGTAACCAGTGCGAGTAGGCTTTGTAGTAGAAAGCTTTAGAGTTTGATCTTTCCACTTTGTCTGATTACCAGGGGCTCCACTTCCGCCATTGGCATTATACTTTACTGTATAAGACGTCCAAGCTGGTACAGACACACTGAAACTGACATTCTTGGTGGCAGATTTACCATTATCATTGTTGAAATTTCTGAACGTTACAGCGACAGTCTTTGTAGCCGCACCGTTTCCACTTATTGTGTATGTACCTGTAAACGATCCGCTGCCACTACTAGCCTTGGTGCCGAATGAGTTAAGCGTGACGCTACCGCCTCCAGATGAAGCGGTCATACCATAGTTAGTTTTTGCACCTGAGTAGTATGTTTCCCAGGAGGCGTTGATTTTCACAGTATACTTAGTAGCAGATGTTCTAGTTACTGTAGATCCAGTCGCAGTAATATCTAGAGCTACTTCGAATGGGGTCCACTTATAAATTGTAGCCATTAGCTAGTCGCCCCCTTCCACACAAGGCCCATATTACCGTTGCTTCTTACCTTCCATGCAAAACCGCCTTGTTGAAGTTCTTCTTCAATAACAGCTTTCTTAATATGCATAGATTGATTATTGAAATAAGCAAGGATACTTGAACCTTCCATGAACACGACTTTAGTATTTGTGATACGCAGTTTGAACTCGCTATCGGTTTCGCCTAACTCTATACAGGGTTGATCCTCATATGTTCCTATGGCGATATAATCAGTAAGAACACCCAGGTCATCTACTGCCTGTTGCAACACATCGACTGTATGTGCGGTGCTTCCTAGGTCATTGACAAGACTGTCAAGCCCTTCTGAAGTAGCATCGACTAAACTTTGAAGCTCTGAGGTGCTAAACACCCAGCCATCCTCAGTCTGTGTCATCAAAGAAGTACCGTTACCATCGGTAACCAGCATAGAAATATTGTCAGCAAGCTGTCTAATTAAGGATTCTGCTTCTGTTACTGACTCCTGTGCTGCATCAGCGGTAGCTTGAGCAAGGTCGACACTTTTGTCTGTCGTGACATCTCGGAATCTTACTCTTGAGATCGAGGTAGTAGAGGTTGTGGTTCCTCCGCCATAATTATGCAAGATTATAAAACGTGCATACTTTGCAGCTTGATTGATTTTTGATGATTGGAAAGTATACAAAGGCTGGTCTCCAGCTATAACGTGAGTAACCTCTGTCCAATCCGAAGGGTAGCTTGAATTCTGATACTTAAAATATTTATGACCTGCAGAATTTGATTGCGATACTGTGGTGCCTGCTGGAAATGCGCCATAAGCCCAAGCAGACTTAAGAGTTATGGCGTTGGTTGTTTTATTAACATTGTCAAATGTGTATAGATTGAGCCAAGCATTTCTCGAATACACACCAACCGGATACTGATACCCTGTGCTATCTTTGTAGTTCCAAAATATAAGACCTAGCTGGTGCGTATAACTTGTGCTTGTCCATCCATTAGCAGATGTTAGATAAACAACCGTATCACCATTCTTTAACTCTCTAGCTAAAGTGGTTGTAGAATCGGCAAAACCCATACAGTGAGTTGCTGAGATCTGTTTTCCGTCAATATCAAATTCATCCCATCCAATGTATAATTTCTTAGAGGAATCGCCCTTGAAGAACATACTAAACTCATAAGACCTAGATAAGTCGATCGGTATTATATACTGCGGAATGGTTGGGCTAGCTGGTACACCAGTGTAAGTGAACGATGGAAAACCATCACATTTGTCAGTTCCGTTAAACGTCCATTGCGAGAAATTGTAGTTGTCTTTATTCAGGCCAAATCCATTTACTATGAGATTTCCTTCTGACACTGCAGTGATGTCAGTTTTGCTTGCTTTTAGCTCAATGGCACTTTTATTTTGACTTATTTGCGTTTCAGCAAACGTCATGCGAGTCTCAACCGCTGCTGCTTTATTATAAGCTGCTTTTGCTGCCTCATAAGCACTTGATTTGGACACTGCTGAATACCTAAATGTGGCATTCGTAAATACAGTGCAGTCAACAAAGTATAGAGTGCTTGTTGAACCGGATGTATACGAAGGCTCAGTTAGTGTCCAGGTACTAGGAGGTGGGTGAATTGTGGGCTTCGAAGGAGCAGCGACAGTTGACGATTGAAGTAGGTAATATCGCGTTACTGATGAAATGTCTACTAAATGTGTTATCGTTATTTCTGCCTTTGCTCGAGCCATACCATCACCCCCTCCTATCACTCAAGTTGGGCGGTATAGACTGTCGAATTTTGCACGTCCGATGCTGAGACAGTAAGTGTCTTAGCAGTTTTAATAGCGGTAGAAGAACCTTGCTTATACCACTTAATACTTCCGAGAGAGCCGCATACACCGGCATCTGTGATCGCCTGCTCGACTGCACCCTTGAATACATGTGCCGTAAGTATAGTAGATCCGGAGTTGTTCTTAAACACAGTTCCATTCGAAGACGTAATGGTAAGCATCAGAGCATCTGCTCCAGCCGCACCATCCTGGCCATTGATCCCCTTATAAGACACACTGTAAGAGGTGGTTTCTTTTCCATCCGAATATTTTACATATGTTTTAGTCCAAAGGAACTGGCCATTTGCAACAGTAGGAACAGTAGACTCCCATGTTCCGGTTGGCGGGGTTGTACCATTCGAGCTTGTCTGATATGTAACAGATGTGGAGCTGACTGTCACAGAAGAACCGTTAGAGCCATTTGTGCCCTGATAAGAAACACTATACGATTCTGTAGACTTACCATCAGAGTAGTTAACTACTGTTTTTGTCCATAAATATTTTCCGGCTCCAACAGAT